GTCTCGATGTAGGTGTGCGAACCGGCATACCAGAAAGACGAAACGGTCCAGTATCCGTCGAGCCCGGTCGACCCTTGGATCCTGATCCCGCACCCGGTCCTCAGGTATTGTCGATAGTCGTTGTTGTAGAGGATGATCCGATTCGAGGGCGCCGGGGTCACCGCCCCCACCGAATGCTGAACCGCGATCCTCAGATCCCATGTCGGCCCCTCGAACGTGACCGACGGAGCCTCGTCTCCCCACCCGAACTCCTCCTCCGGCGTCGCCCACGGGCTGCTACGGAACGCGGCGAGCGGGTTCTCCGATCCGTGCTCGGACCACGTCCACCCCTCGGCCTCTCCCGGTGCGCCGTCGGCCGCCGGCTCGTCGAAGTTCCCCGACGTCACCACCGGAGACTCAGCGTCGTCGAACGCCCGGCGAAGCTCGTCGTCGGACAGGTCGTAGCACCACACCCGGGCCCGGCGGAACTTGCCCTCGAAACCCGGGTACGGTCCAGACTCAGGCGAGTGCCCGATGAAGGCGCGAGCCGTCCCGGCGAAGTATTGATTTACACCGGACGTCTCGACGGCGGCGACCGTGCGCCCGTTCACCAGCAACCGCAGGATCCTCGGACCGTAGCCGGACCGATCACCATCGGCCCCGGTCCACGCCACCGCGAGGTCGAGCGGCGCCGACGAGAGCACCTCGGGAGAGACCTGCGCCTGTAGCAGATTCCAGAAACCGTTGTCCCAATAGCGGACGTTGATAAAACCGACTTGGATCGCAATGCCGATCCCGTTGCTGAAATTGCTGCCCCGTTGGTACACGTCGCCGAAGCTGAAGATGTTCTTTTCCGGGTACTCGAACGACGCCCCTTCGAGCTTCAGCCTGATAGCGAAAGCGAACGGTGCATCGTCGGTAAACGTCCACGGGTCAGACGTGCAAAGCTCGGTCGGAGACTGCGTGTCCACCGGCCAGAATTCGTCGGCACCGTAGCCCAACAAGTAGGAGTCCTGCCCCATCTCGACGCACCACCCGAGGTCGGGGTCGTTGACCCGCAGGTTCAGCGGGGCGTGCGTCGATCCGAGCGGCGGGTGGATCAGGTCCGGGTACGAGTAGACCGTGCTCCCAAATGCCGCATACGGAGGAGGAAACGGGAACAAGTAGAGGTGATTGAATGCGTCGAGGAAGTCTCGATATTCCCACACCGCCTTGTTCATCACGAACGGCTCGAACTGCGCCAGCTCAAGCTCGGTGAAGTAATAGCGGGTCTGCGGATCCGCGGGAGGATAGCCCCCGTAAACCGCCGCTCCACCTTGCACCAACGCCGCCACCGCGGCGATGTCCTCGGCCGCGTGAGCGCCCCCCTGAGTCGCGTCCCCGTTGGCGGTGGTGTGGAGGGGTTGCCATCCCCCGGACTCGTACAGGGCGCGGACTGTGATGTCGTCCAGAGGACCGGGGTCGACCACCACCTTGTTGCCGCTCGAAAAGATGTCGTTCGCCACCGCGATCGACTCCGCGGTGGTGAACGTGTCGCCGCCCCTGTGCTTCCATCCGGTGTCGCCGGCGCGCTTGCCGTGGACCGAATAGAAGTCGACGTGCGACCCCGGGAAAATCGAGGTCAGGTTCAGCGCGGACAGCACCACCCCGGTCCACGCCCCGCGGACCGGAGTCTCGGGTGCGTCGCGCAGGAGCGCGTCGGTCCACTTCGCCGCGATCGATGTTTCGATCCCGCCGAGCCCCGTGGCGAGGTAGCCACGCAGGGGAAGTCGCGCCCCAGATCGGGTGTAGGGAGAGCCGTAGTTGTTGCAGAGGAACTGAGGCTCAGGCTCGCCGGACGGGTGCCCGGCGTAGCCCCACTTGTTCGGCATCACCGGCCACTGATCAACGATCACCCCGCCGGGCGAACCGGCGGCGAACCGCAACCTCTGGATCGCGTGGACAGGCGAGTCGTAGTTGATCGATCGGGGCCCGCCGTTGAACGTGACGAGCTTCCTCAGAGTTTGGTGGTCGTCGGCCGTGAACACGTAGGGCCCGCCGTCCCGCGCCAGCACAAGCTCGCGGTTCTCGGCGGGGTCCCAGTCGATATACGGTCGCCTCATTAGATCACCGTCCCGGTTTCCCCGTTGTAGATCGTCACCGTGCCGAGCCGCGGGAACTCATGGTTTGCGATCGACACGTCCGCTCGCGCGCCGTTGAGGGTGAAGTCGTCGGCGCCGGCGCCCACCTTCCTCACCCCGGTCGTATCGCGCACCTCGTTGAAGATGTCCGACCACGGAACCTCGCCGGAGGGCGCCCCGTCGGCGTCCTTGAAGTTGTAGCCGAAGTCGACGTTGGCGTTTGGCGATCCGTCGGTGTCGAGCGGAGAGAACCACGCCTCGAGGTTCGCCTCGATCGATGCCTTGACCGCCGCCGCGGAGTAGCCCTCGGCCAGCCAGATCCACGCGACCACGTCGATGTCGAGGTAGGTCGGAGCGACGACGAGAGTCTCGAACGTCGGGGGCGGTGGGTAGGTTTCCGTCACCGCCGTTTCGACCAGAGCGAGTAGGTCAGAGGACGGGGTGCCGCCGCCGGTCGGGACGACGTACAGCCGGCCCTCGTTTTCGGGGACGAAGCTCGCCTCGTCGGCGGTCAACATGAGCGCCCGGGCGACCCCGACGATTTCCAGCGCGTGAACCTCGAAGTCCTCGCGGGTGGTCGACGTTCTCGCCGCCGTGTTGGTCAGCGGAATCTGGATCCGCGCCGCGTTCACAGTCTCGCGCGCCGTCCCGCCGTCGGCCGCCTCGGCGTTGGTGACGGTCAGCACCGCGGTCGTCCCGAAGGAATCGGTGAACCCGGACGGCATGCGCTCGAGCGAGCCCGGGTCGACGTTGCCGGCCTCGCCCCCTCCAATCTCGTAGGAGATGGTGAAGCTGCCAGCCTGAGGGATCGCCCCGTTAACCCCGTCGCCGGTGAGGCCAGCGTGTCCTGCTCCTCCCATGCGCCGAGCACCGTCGAGAAAGCGGCCGACCCGTCGATGTAGGATCCCTCCGGCAGGTAGAACTCCTGATCGGCGAGCCCGTTCGACGTCGCGGTGTACGTTCGGCTCTGCGCGTGGCGCCAGCTGCCGGTCGCCGAGGTCGAGCCCGCGGTGATCACCACGTCCGCCTGAAGCTCTCCTATCACCGGCGCAGTCGCGTCCTTCGTTCGGATCAATGTACCGGCCGGGATCGTCACATCGCCGGCGAGGGGGCCATTCTGAAGCGTTATGGTGAGGTCCACCGACGCCGCCCCGACGCCGCCCAACTCGTACCCGGTCCGGCGACCCAGGATCTGCATCCATTTTCGCTCGGTGCAGGTCGGCACGAATGCCTGACGGAACAACCTGCTCATGTAATAGTCGTTGTTGTTGCCGGCGTCCGAGAAGGCCCACCGTAGCAGGTTGAGAGTGTTGTTGCGGTCGCGGTCGGTCAGGTTGGGAAACACCGACAACATGAGATCCCACAGCCGATCGTCGAGACTGTCGAAGTCCCGGGCGGTGCGGTCGTAGTCGATCGCGGGTGCGGCCATGCTAAACCTCCAAGGTTACGGTGCGACGCGAGTCTGCCCCATCATAGCTTTTTTCGGTGTAGGACACCAAGACCTTGAACTCGTCCTTGTCCCGGTCGACCTCGGCCGGCGACACTTGGATCGCCGGTTCCTCGCGGGTCAGCACCTCGGACACAAGCGAGGTCGCCACGGCGTCGCCGGTGGTCCCCGGGAAGTGCCTGTGCTTCAACTCGCGGAGCCGCGATCCCTTTGTGGTGTCGTAGCGTAGCTCGCCCCGGTGGATCGACAGCGACATGAGCACCGCCGACGCGAGCAGGTCGTTGCCGCGGACGAGGATCAGGTCGGTCGACCCGACGGTCAGCGGAACCGCGATCCCGAATCCGTGTCGGTCACTTGACATCTAGCACTCCTGACTTTCGAGCAGCAACGTGATCGCCAGCTGCGGGTCCGGTATCATGTCGGCGATCTCGTCGATCAAATTCGCCAGCAATAGCAACGCATCGATCACCGTGTCGAGCACGTCGAGGTCCTCCAACAACGACGAGAAGCACGGGATCTCTGGGCCGCCGAACAGAGAAATTAGCAGGTTGCAGAGGAGGATGATCCGGCCGATCCCCTTCAACGCCTCGGCGGTGCTCAACGTGGTGTCGTTCACCGTCGACTCGGCGCAGCTGAGGAACCCCGACATAGTCACGTCGTTGAGGTCCGCGGCCCGATCGATTTGGTCTGCGATTCTGGCTAGTTGCTGTTGGATGTATTGCAGGTCCGACGCGACCGCCCGGAGCAGAGTCGCCAACCCTTCGAGGATCCGTTTCACCATTCGCGGGATCGAGAGTTGGGGAATCAACCCGAGCAGATCGTTGATTTTTTCGACAAGCTCGGGGACACACTGGAACAACTCGGTGGGGTCGAGATTCGTGATCGCGTCGGGCACCGCCTGCACGCAGCGGAAGATTGCGAGGCACGTGTCGAGCACGTTGAAGAACGGAGCCAGGAATGACATCGCCGGCCCGATCTGCGAGTAGAATTGCAGCCACACGTCGGCCGCGCTCGGAATCTGATTGATCCCGTTCCACACGTGGGACAGGCAGAACCCGCCCGGGAAGCAGAGGTCGTCGGTGCTCGGGATGTCCGGCACCGGGAAGCAGATCACGTCACCGCTGGGGGCCCACACTGGCACGTCGCTACCTCATTGGATCGGCTTGCTGCTCGGCAGCACTTTCCGACCTCGAATCTGGATGTCCCCGCCGTTGGCGTCGGCGTTGATCAGGCTCCCACTTTCGAGCCCGAGCGCCGACTCGCAGAACACCCGTAGACCGTTTTCCTCAATATTGAACAGCACCTCGACGACGGCCTCCTCGGCGTCGCCGATCGTTTTG